CAACTTAAATGTATTCTCATCTAAGACATCATCAATTACTTCAATCATTTTACACCGTAGGATCTGGATTATTCTTCTTATCTTGCACTGCTTTACGCTCTGTAGCGCACCATTTAGCAAGTTCTGACATTGCTTTTCTTGCTCTTGTGCCTGCTGACTTATTACCTTTCTCATAAAAGGTCTGTGTCTCTAATTTAACCATACGAACTAAATCATCTAGTTCGAATATTCTATCTTGCCAATCACTCATCATCGTCTTCCTTTTTTGTAAATTGATTTGGTTGTACGTCAGTCAAAAGATTAGGAAATGCTTTACGCACAATCTCTCTAGTGACGTTAGGATATAGTTTGCTTATATCTTTATCTTTAGCGGCGCATACTAAGTCCGCTTCTTCCCAGTGTATTCCTTCTAGGATTTGTACGAAAACCATCTCTTTTCGCATCTTCGGTAGTGGGTCGCTAGTAGCGCATCGTGCCAAGCGTCTACTCTCGGTATACAATGAGGCGCTAGACATGCCTACAGGTTCTCTTGTGTCTCTTTTGAATGGTGGCGCCCCATCTGGTAAGTCAAGCACGATGTTCTTATCAAATGCTAGTGCTAAAATGTTGCGTAGAGGTCGTAGATTATGCTGTTGCAGAATACGGATTCGCTCGGCCTTGCTTGGCGCATCATTACATTCTTTCAAAATCTCAGGTATGTGTTGTCTCATAATGTCTCCATTTATCTGTTAATCGCCTATATTTATATTACCTGCAACGCTCACTCTCACAATGTCAGGTTGCATGAAAGGAAACACTTGATGCTCTAACCAGTTAGGAAACATGATGATATCTCCTCGCTTTGGCGTCAATTGATACAACTGATTACTGCGAATGAACTGTTCGCCATATCTAAATTGTATATTACCTGATGTTGGTGTGTTACCTTTTTGGTTGCCGTATTCATCTTCTTTATTAAAATCAACAGGATTGTCTATGTAAATAACAAATGAACAGGCGCCGCCATGATTATGAGGTGGATTCCAATCATGTGTATACTGATAGTTTACCCATATATTCTGTAGTTCAAATGTCTCTATTAAACCATCTCTTATTTCTTCTCCTAAACCTCGATTAGACAATTCCCATGTGGCGCAATGCTCCATTAACTCTTCAAGCATTGGTTCGTGCGTATCCTCTTTTAAGAATAGTAACCACTCTTCATTTAAATTACCTGCTAGTTGAGTACGCATGTCCGTCTTACCACGCATTTCGTTACACAATTCTTCAAGCATCTCAATATGATTAAATGTTGATTTGTACATTCGAGGACCAAAAGGTCTGAATATCTCATAAGACATTGACATTACCCGCTACACTAATTCTTTCTGCATCTTCTGTGAATGGGTAGACTTGGTGTTCTAACCATCCTGGAAAGACTACAATCTCACCCTCTATAGGAAAGTGTAGCATACGATTAGGAGAACAATGATGCACTTCACCATATCTCCACTCTATCATACCATCTACGGGATCGTTTACACTTCTATCTTGATAATCATGACCTATTGTAGGGTCTGTTAATTCATTCTTTACATATATCACAAATGCGTAGTTTGCTTCTTCATGCGTATGATGACCTATTGCTTGATTTGCATGTTGTACGTTCATCCACACATTGTCCAACTGTAGTTCATCGGGATCCCGAAAGTCTTGAGGATTGAGACCTTTTGTGAAACTGCTTACATGACCTAATATCTCATACAATGCGGCATAGTGAAGTACGCTGTTTTCAAACTCAAGTCTATTATTCTCTGTAGTTGTATGGCACAACAAGTCTTTTACACTTTGTCTTGACTCCCGCACCATCTGTTTAATAGTAACAAAAGTATCAGCATGTATTGTGCTTTTGTATATAGGCGGACCAAAGTATCTATTACAACCGTTTTGTAACAGAGGTCTTTCGTATTTTCTTAGTTTCTTGACCATGCTACTCCTCTATGATTTGTTATATAAACTTCATCACCAATAACTACTGCATCTGGTCCATACTCTTCAGTAAACGATAGAGCATCGCCTGTTGTGTGACACATAGGTTTGCTGTGTGCGTTCAGTGATGTATTTACAATAGCAGGAGGATAACCTATTGCTTTCAATTGTCGTAGTAGTTCAGCATACGGACCATCACTCACTGTTTGATATCTCACAGTATTATCTGTATGTATGACACCTTCTAATGCGCTTTCGCCATAGGGCGTTGGTTTTGCAGTGTGTAGCATGTAAGGCGATTTAGTCTTTGTGTGTAGCAGATTTGATAGTTCTTCTTCTAGCACAATGATTCCATATGGACGCCACCATTCTCTATTCTTCAGTTTACGCTCGTTGAAGTAGTGTGCGGCATATTTTCCATTGGTACGATATATCAATGAGCGATTACCTAATGCTCTTGGACCAATGTGACTTTCACCTTGACAGACTGCTATGATTTTATCTCCTATGAGTAAATCTACTACTGTAGAAATTGTTGCATCAGTCATCATAGGTATTTCTTCTGACTGCCAGTTTGTTGTAGGACAAGCAGGTGCTTCAATACCCATAAAATCAAAAAATGCAAACATAGCACCAAGAGATTGACCTTCATCACCAATGCTAGGTGGTATGCTCATATTAGAAAACTTCTTGTTCAGTATTTCGTTGATTACTACGTTGTGTGCAACGCCACCTGTGTAACTAAACTCTTCATCATCTGTACACCATTTAGAAAAGAATTCTTCTAGTTTTTCTGACAATACTATCTGCCATGTCTGCATCCAGTTAAGATGCCACATGTTTATAAATGGATGACCTTCATGATGATGCCAAACCATAGAATGAACGTATTTACTTGTTTCAGGATTCACCCTTCGTTTATCATTTGATATAGCACCTAAACCCATACCAAAATAACTCTCATCTTCAGTATGGCCACTTTTTGGTATATATTTCCATTTGTTCATTGCTTCACCAACAAAATCTTCAAATGAGAATGACCTTAGATGTTCAGCATATTCGTGATTGTACTGACCATATGATATCAGACCCATTAGATTACCACTACGGTCAGCAAATGAATTGGCCCATGTGGTTGAACTACCTCTACCTAACAAGTCTGCAGATGCATCATAATACAAGTCTCCAATCGAACACATATCTAGTTGTGTGTATTTTTTCACACGCTTATTACCTTCGAACACACTAATATGTACACCATAATCGCCACAACCATCAATGACAATACCTTTGTTCTTTCGACCAAACATCCACTCTGCGTTCATGTAGTGTGCAAAGTGATGCTCACATCTATAGTACTTTTTTGCACGATACGGTAAGGACTCAAATACATTTGTGAATGTTACTTCGTTAATCTCTAGCAGAAATTCATTTTCACTGTATCTCCAATCCATCCACACTTCTTTCTCTGGACTTTCAATCTGTTCACCTACAGTGACTATAATAGCATCTAACTCTAGAGGAATATTCATACCTCGTAGGTCATCTGCTAACTTGGGGAAGTCCCACTTGTAGTAGTGATACTTCTTGATACCCTTTACACGCTCAAGATTTAGATAAGTTGCTTTGTCGCCATCGTAGTATGTCACGTTGGCGTCATGGTTGATAAGATGTAGTGCTAGTATTTTCATTAGAATTCTTCAATCACCTCAATAAGTAGTCTCATACGTTTAGCAATAAACAAGTCAAGCAGTTTCATCTTACTGCCTGTTATAGCACTATTTAGTTGCTCTAAAACATCTACTTTCATATGTTGTGGTGTTTGCTTTAAATCTACAAGAATAGCATTCTCCTTGAAACGCTCATAGTCAATAGGTGGGTTCTGCATGAACTCAATCAGTTTCTTCTTACTCATAGGTTTCTGACGACCACCTGATACAAATACATCACCAGGAGATAAGATGTTTGGCACACCATCACCTCTATCACCTTTGAGAATATGCTCTAGCAAGTAACCTTGAGGGTCGTTGCACTTTATGAACTTTTTGAGTATAGGTGAGTACTGCTCAATATTTGCATATTCTTGAAGTTGCTGAAAGTCTTTGTCGCCAGACAGAATAAGAATAGGGTCGCCCCCTAGTTGCTGACCATGCTCATGGCAGATAGTGCCAATCACATCATCTGCTTCTGCATGTTCTACTTGAATGACTTTATACGGCGCATTCTCGCGTATCTCATCACGCACTTCGTTTAATGCAGTGAAGATTTCATTCCAATCAAGAGGTGACTTCTCACGGTCGCCTTTACGACTTGCTTTATAGTAAGGAAATATTTCTTTACGCCAGTAGTTCTTATCATCACAACAAATGACCATATCGCCATACTTGTTGCCGAACTTCTTCTTGTACATACGCAGACTATTGAACACCATATGGCGCACAAGGTCGCGGTCTACAGATGGCGCACTTTGTAACTGCATCATCAAATTACTAATCATTACTTGGTTCAAGTCTACTAATATCATATTATTCTCACTATCATTGTTAAGTCTTATTATCGCACATTATCATACAAATGTCAAGACTAATCGTCTAAATCATCCTCAAATTCGTCTAAGCAAAGTTCTAGTCCTACTTGTGCTATCTCACCTGCTCGGTTCTTAATGACGTTAAACTTGCAGTATCTATCAACTAAGTCTTGCATATCATGATGTAGGTCTCCGTGTCTCATAAGACAACTACGCAATGCTTCTAGTGCAAATGCGTAGTCTTTAAGAAACTCAGCATCTTGTACATCTACACCATGAGCGGCAAACTCTTTAGCACCTGCCATTAAAATACTTTCTGCAAGATAGTTACTCATTTCATATGCTTTTGTCTTCTGCATATCATCAATCATATTTGCGGCGGTCTCTGCTTCTTTTTGAGCATAGTACCTATTGACCTTTGGAAATTCTATAACATTACTGTTGTCGTTCTCACACATACTTGTATTTCCCTTTAACTAACACTTTACGAGATTTGGTCTGTTGCTCAATCTCTATATGTCTACTATCTATGAGGGCAGAAATACGTCTACTGATAGCAACACCCACGTTCTTAGGTAGATACTCTTTATGCTCACTGTCGGACAACTGATTGCGAACTTCAGCAATGACTAGTCTTTTCTTTGCATACTTGAGACTGCTCATTGCTTTGAAGATTTCTAAATCGATGACACGATGTATGTCTGCCCTCTTAGGTTTACGCTGTACAGGTTCAGGCATAATCCATTTGCGCTTACTGCCTGCATTATCATAAATCTTTCTACCATCTGGCATCAATGTATGCGCTTCTTCAATCATTCTGAACACATATACTTTCGTACCATCTTCACGCTGGCGAATGAACTTCTGTTCATATTTTGCATTTACTCGCTTGCCATGTTCTTTATCATGCTCGGCAAGACGTTGCAAGAAGGTAGGAACTTGTAATTCGTCTTTCTTCTTGCTTTTCGCCATTACTTATCTCCGTATGCTTCAAAGAATGCAATTTTTACACTATCGACACGAAAACTGCGCCATGCTTCTTTCTCTAAATCCCAGCATTTGATGACTTCTTTATTGACATCTTTTGCTTGATTAGTCTTCACTGTTTCGAACTGTGGCAATATATTTTCATTTAGTGTACATTTCATCTTACGTTCACTACCATCTTTCTTTGTAAACGTCACACGCACAACACCGTCATGCAAGTCTTTCATAATATCTTCATACATATACTCAATCTCCTTCGATTTTTTGTCTGAGTTCATTATACCCTCCGATGTACTCATTGTCAATCTCTATAATAGGAAAAGTTCGCGCTGTAGGGAATTTCGCCACCACATCATCTCTTGTAAATTCTTCTCCTAGTGTGACAG